GGTCGACATAGCACGCAAGTGTGTGTTGTGCACCGACCACCGGGACTAGAATAAAAAGAAATAAACGACTTAAACCGTCGCTGCTGACTTTTAAATAGACGACATACGTGCTAACTCCTTGCTACCGTCTTCTATACGTCAGCAAAATGAGAGGCACCTATGAATAGTGATTAATACTACTCGTGCGATGTAGCTCAGCAAAAAGGTATCACCAAGCAAAACCCCCCCTTTTGTTTTGATTACCGATATTGGTCTTTAAATTGTAAGGATTGACCTCCTTTATTATTAGATAATTTATTATCTTCTATTATCAAAAATTTCATGCCTCACGAACATGATCTTATTAGTGCGCTCCATGCTACACTACCATTAGTCGACTTGTTAGGAATTGAGGGAAGTACCCGAAGCCTTCACAAATATACATTCGAACCAAATACCCATTTATTGGGTGGTTTTAGAACGGCAAACGAGATTTTAATCCATCTTGTGTTTGTATATTGTGTTTAGTCAATATTTAAGATTAATGCGATTGTCTCCTGTGTAGTATGAGTTTTGTCTTAATGAATCTGGAAATATGGGTACACCATCCCCATTAGTACCTACGTCATGTTTAGACATTACAGCGGAGGCTGTGACCCCACATGGACAAGTTGTTAACCAGCAGGAATGCTTTGTATTCATCCCCGGTTGAAGAATTAATTTTTGAGACATCTAAAATGAAAATCGAGCGTGCCCAAAAAGCCGCTCGCAATTATCTTAGTGAAGAAAAAGCTAAGAAAAGATACGTCCCGAATATACCAAACGGGGTTGGATCGGTCAACACTAGTCCAACTGGAGGTTCATCAAAAGGTTCTCAAGCCCAAGACCCCCCAAAACCCATAAACAAGAGTCCAGCTAGGAAACTTGTTTATGTTGGCCCCTCTGGCCTTACAGAACAAGAGAAAGAAAAAGTACTTAGAAATAAACAAAAAGTACAAAAGAAAAAGGAAGACGCTTGTCGAAAGCATAAATTCCTACTTATTCACAAATGGGTTGCTCAATCTGGCCACCTAAACCAACCGTCACTTCAAAATGCTAACATCGAAGTTTCGGGCATAAATCACCACAGTTCATTGTTGGTTGGTGATATAATCCCACAGGTTGGTTTCGGTCTACCCAATTTTACAAATCCCGTGATAAGTTTGGACGATTCCACTAAAAACGTTGTGAATAATTTTACGTTGACAATAGAAAAAGCTGTCAACGCCCTTCAGGCTCCCAACCTGAAGGTTGAAATGGGAAGCAACACGATAAAAGTTTTCGACCAGATTTCCACAGCGGTTACTGATTTCGCAATCGTTATTTTGATTGCGGCCATTTTATGTCTATACAAGCCCAAGACGCAAATGGAGAAAACTTACCTTTCTATGATGTTGCTAGCGTATCTCGTTTCTCGAGGCGCTCTTAAGACATTGTGGGAAGAATCGGGTCTCGCTACTTGGTTTTCAAAACCATTTACCGATCCCAAACCAGAACCACAGTCTGGATTTTGTGCTGCTATTGATGATACAGCCGTACTAATCTCAGGCCTTCTTAGTTCCTACGTTTGCTTGCAATCTGGACAAAAACTTTTTGATGCCAGGGAGCTTGCCCGCGTTATTGGTGTATGCGGAAAGATGAAGATTGGCATCAAGTCCATGACTGATGCCATTTTCATTCTTACGAACTTTGTACACTCATCATTGGATTGCTGGTTTAACGGCACTCCATACTTTATCAGGTCAGGCCATGAGTTTATTGATACGTTTCTGCGTGAAGCAAAAGAGATCTTGGATCTCGCTGAACAAAAGCAACTTGCCAATTTACAGTCCTCTTTGGACAGGGTTAACTCCGCTGTCATTCTGGGAGAAGGGGTGGTCGTCAAAATCCCGGGCACATCGGATTATGTCGGCCTACGCATGCACACTGTAAATGTGCTTGCCGAATTACGAAAAGTTAAGAAAAATTTGCTTTCATCCAATTTTCAATTTTCAGGAATTAGATCTGAACCAGTTTCCTTGCTTATGCAAGGCCCGCCAGGAGTGGGTAAGTCTCAGGCTATGCAACACATTGCACATGCCATTAATGCTCTTACTCTTGACGAACGGGCTTACTCTCTTTATAAGGAGAATCCTGGTTCAGCTACCTATAATAGGCAAGCTGAAAATGTTTTTTGGGAAGGCTACGAACAAAGCAAAAATGTTGTCTTCTTTGATGACTTATTGCAGGCTCGTGACATCCAAGGAAACCCTGACAATGAGGCCATGAATTTTATTCGCGCTCACAACGTGTTTGAAAATCAGTTACATATGGCCGGAATTGAAGGAAAAGGCAATACTACCTTTAGATCAAAGTTTATTATTGCCAACACAAATATTAAGAACTTTTTGTTTGAGTCGATCAATGATGCTGGTGCCTTCATGAGGCGTTGGGATCTGGTCGTTATTGTGGTACCTAAGGATGAGTACTGTATTGATCCTAGTCTTCCTGACTGGGACAAGCGATTTGATTCAAGCAAAATGGAAGTCTTTACAGAGTCCGATATTGGCGGTATGGATCCTAAGTTTGCCCACTTGTTGGGCACTACTAGGATCCACCCCACCATGTGTTTGTATAGACTACAAAAACTACAAACCGGGAACAACACTTTTGTTGATGCCGGAATCACTTTGGAATTTGATCAATTGGTCACCAAGTATCATGAGAAGTATGTTATGAAAAATAAATTTTATGACATTTACTTAAAGGAACTTGATGAGACACTTGGTTTTTATAGAACCAAGCTCACATCACCCGAGAAAGTCATGGAGCAATTTGATGACTTTGTTCCTCAGAGTGGCTCTGTGAATGATTTTGGCACAATCATGGAAGGAGTCACGGTCACGGATACAATCAATATACCAAATGAGGTAATGCGCAAGTGTGCCGCCAAAGTTGCTCGTTTCAACTTGTCTGAAATCCAGAAATGGAAATTGGATTATGTTAGAATAGACAACATGCTGATGTACACATTTGTTGTTTGTATGTTGGAGTTGTGTATTAAGAAATATGGCGAATATTCAAGTACTGAGTTGGATCAAAATAGAATGCTGGATATTGTTGTAGATTTCACTGAGAAGTTCAATTTCTCTCAGGATAAAAGTCCCAATGAGATTTCGAGGTTACTTCTTCTCAAATATGAGGAGACTCGGATTAATCCCCAAGTTGGCTCTTCTTCTACGCAACCATCTTACATTCTTTCTGAGTACAAAAATTCTTTGTTCAATTTATCTGCTGAGAATGAAACTCTCATTGGTCTTCTCAGGTTTACTCAACAAGAGAAGTACTTACTTGTTACTGCACTTTTACATGCGGTTATCATGAAAGTTGAGGGTTTTGGTTCACAAGCTCATCATGACGACATCTTGCGTCTTATTAACGAACATGTTGAACAAGAGAATTACTCCTCATTTTTCATATCCACTAGTGAGTTTGAAGAACTTACTGATAAAGTTGTTGCTGAATACCTCGATCCTGAGTGTATTCCTCAACATCTCAAGGGATGGTCAAAATTGAGGAAGAAGGTTGACCACCACATTAGTCAGTTAGAGCTCATTTCTCTGGAAGAGTTGCCACCATGGTTGAAAAAGGTTTATAACGCTTACAAGTGCGCTTATTCATATCTTCTCTACACAGTTGATGCTGGTGTTACTACTGGTTTGAGTGCTTTGGAGAAAGGATTGCCTGGTGGCACTGTGAAGGCCAAAATATTGGCGCTTTCTGGAGGTGTAGCTGCTATTGCTGCTGCTTTCAACCTTGTGTTGTTCTTTATTAAATCGGTCTCTCCTGAAGATTCAAGTCCTGAATCTGATGAAAGAGCTGGCCGCATTAGGCACACCCGGGTTGTTAGGCCGCGTACAAAGAATGCAACTCCTTCAGGCGTAACTTTTAAGCCTGAATCTTTGGTTAGAGTGAATGAAAATTTGAACTCTATAATTAAAAAAATTATTCTCTCCAACACTTTTGAAGTTTGGATGCCCCAGAGGACAAAGGACTCTGATGAAGTGACCTATATAAAGATGGGTTATGCCACCGGTATTAAAGGCAGAACAGTTTTGATGCCCTATCACTTTGTTAGTCTCATTTCGTCTGAACTTGAGGCGAAAGTGATTAAAGAGAGTGATCTTATTTGTATGTATAGGCCTGCTACCAAGTACAAGGAATTCATAATTACTATTGAGGAATTCCTTGATTGTTTCAAACACTTTGATAAGGCCGAGAAACAAGATATTGCTCTCATCAAGTTTCCAAAGAGATTCACTCCCGTTTCAGATATTACGAAGTATTTTGCTGATGAAAAGCAAATGTCAAAATATACCAAAATTGATGGGGTATTGGTAGTACCCTCAACCGGAGGCAAAGGATCCGAAAATTGGAGGATCACAGAGTATCACTCCATTGTTGCTAATCGCGGGCAGAATGCTCCAGTCAGTTCACCTGATTTTGAAGAGTTTTCAATCCAGGATCTTTTTCTTTACAGCGCTCACACTACTAGTGGTGACTGTGGATCTCCCTTCTTTGTTAACGACAAGAGTAAGGCACCATGTGTTGTTGGAATACATGTAGCCGGAGCTGCTGCCATGAGGATGGGATTTGCCGCCAAGGTCTCAAGGGATTTGCTTGAAGAATATCTCAAGTATATTGAAGAAGACTATGAGATGTTGGACAGAGTTCCCGGTCTTGATGGCACTCTCGGGCTCGTTGATGCTGAGAGTCAACCTGACAACATGATTAATTTGGGCAATTTTGGCCCACAAACTCTCCACCCTACTAATAGTGGAAAGAGTAAAATCGTCAGATCTCCTCTTTATGGAATGATCGATGAAGTTAAGAAGGCTCCCGCTCAACTCAGACCTTTTGAAAAAGACGGTGAAACTATTGATCCCATGAAAGTTGCCCTCGCTAAATATTGCCGGGAGGAGACACATATCCCAACTTTGGCAATCAATGCTGCAGTTGTAGCTCTTATGGATTATATGGAATCTGAATCCATGCATGGTGTTGAACGCATCATTTATGATTATGAACATGCCGTGTGTGGGGATGATGAAGGGGATTTTGCTCCCATTCCTAGGGGTACCTCTGCCGGTTATCCCTACAATGTCATGGAGGGTGATGGCACTAAGGCTAGATTTTTCGGTCATGAAGATTTTTATGACATTAATAATGAAGAGTCTTTGAAGCTTAAGTGCGAAGTCGATCTAACTGTCCAGCTTGCTGGTGAGGGTAGGCGATTAACTCATCCCTACACAGATCATCTTAAAGATGAGAGGAGGTCCCTCAAGAAGGTCGCTGCTGGTGAAACAAGATTGATTTCTGGCTGTCCCAGCCCACTACTTGTAGCTTTCCGCATGTACTTCGGCGCGTTTCAGAAATGGATAATAAGAAACCGAATCAATAATGGGATGTTAGTCGGAATCAACGAGTATAGTGGAGAATGGCATACTCTCTCCATGAAGTTACATAAATTTGGGAAAGAAGCAAACAATATCGGTGCCGGTGATTATAAGGGCTTCGATATGAGTCATAATAACGCGGTCGCCTGGGCTATTTTACGTGCCATAAATGATTGGTACGATGATGGCCATGATAGAGTTCGTGCCACGCTGTGGGAAGAGATCGTCAACTCCGTACACATGGGCCCTGATGCTCTTTATGCCTGGAAACATCCTTTGCCCTCAGGCGCCCCACCCACCACCATCTTCAATTGTATGGCCAATCATATTTATTTTAGGCTCTGCTGGATTGATATAGTGCATCCCAAAGAAAGGTTTGCACATGACTTTAATAAGCATGTGTATCTTGCGGTTTTAGGTGATGATAATGCCTTTGCTGTGAGTGCTGAATTTAAGGATCGCTTCAATGAGAAAGCGATTTCTGTTGCAATGGCCAAACTTGGCCAGACTTTTACCCCCGAAGATAAGGATAAAGTTGAACATGCTGGTGAACTTCGGAATATTACGGATATTACCCTCCTTAAGAGGAAGTTTTACTTACATCCGAAGAATTCCCGCTACATGGCCCCTTTAGATCTCGATACAGTTACTGATATAGTTAACTGGTCTAAGAAGGGTGTCGAATACATATCTATATCACAAACCAATTGCAAGATCTTTTTAGAAGAGCTTTCTTTATACCCCAGACCCGTTTTTGAGTACTGGAGGAAGAAGTTGCTCGATGCAATTGACAAAACACAGGATTTAAGCAGACCTGAGGTCACAGACTACGATGCTCTTTTTAGAGAAGTTGTGACCCGAGAGAAATACTCGGATGCTGAACAAAGGTTCCTCACTGATTACGACAACATAGTATACAATATCCCCGGCGAACAAAACTATGGTGGACGCTTTGCGGAACAACGTGCTGGCTTATTAAAGCTTACTTCCAAGATGGCACACTGGCAGCCCCAGTCAAATCTAGGAAACCGGGGTCCCTCACAGCGATTGGTACATCCTGTGGGCACGAACAGTACTGCTACAAATAATTTAACTGGTCTCACGACCGACGGCGCGATGGAAGCCGAACGCACTAGCGAAATTTCATCACAAAACATTGGCACAACCAATTCAACGGTTGATGCCGAAACACCTGTGGCGCACATGGCTAAGTACGTTCCTCTTGATAGGAACGCACTAGACAATGCCATGACTGTAGCTACGCAAGATATTAAAACATTTCTTGCCAAACCTGCCATTATCACAACTGGCACACTCACTACCAGTGACTCCACTGCCTCTTGGAAGTGGCAGTCCGTCATACCCGGTAATCTCCTTTATGGACAAACCATGTGGACGAGGAAATTGGAAGGAACTTTTGCCTTCCGTGGGACACTTCATTTGACGGTGCAAGTCAACGCAACCAGATTCCAGCAAGGTAGATACATTCTTGCTTGGATTCCTTCTGGTGGTGCCATTAGTGAAGATAAGTGGGCCCGGATGCATGCTGCTAGCATCACCCAGGTCACTCAACTCCCACATGTTGAAATAGATGTCAATTGTGATAGTGAGGCTACCTTGGTTATTCCACATGTTACTGCTCAAGGGTGGAGTATCTTTGATCCCCTTACCCCTAGCAACTACGGAAACAATGGTAGAGCCATTTTTATGGCGTATTCCCCATTACAATTGTCAACGGGTTCCACCACCGCAAATTACAGCATTCTTGCCCATTGGGAAGATGTTGAGACTGCGATGCCCGTTAATCCACAATCTGGTAGGGCAAAGACTTTTGTCAAGAGGAAGGTCAAAGCCTCCGAAGCTGAGCAACAATCGGCTGGTGTCTTGCCCATCTCTGGAGCTCTTTCCCGTGTATCCACATCGGCTGGTATACTAGCCGGCATCCCTTTACTTTCATCAGTTGCTGGGAATGTTGCCTGGGCTGCAGATCTTGCTGCCCGTTCTGCAAAGAGCTTTGGATGGAGTAAGCCACACAACTCAGAACATTCCCAACTTATCACTAGGTTGGTGTTGCCAAAGTATACAAATGCTGACACAGTTGATGGTTCCACAAAGCTTGGCTTCATGGATTGCAATGAGATTGAGGATCTGCCAGGTTTCGCTGGTACTGATTTAGATGAGATGTCGCTATCATATATAGCTTCTATCTCAGCTTATTACAATACAGTCCAGTGGACCACATCTAGTGCACAAGGTTCGCAGTTGGCGTTTTACGATATGGCGCCAAGACTTTTTTACAATGAGACCACCCAAAATGGTACTCTTTTGCAACACTTGACGCCTGTCACCTTTGTGTCATCCTTCTTTGCTATGTATAGGGGCTCGCTGAAATTTACCTTCAAGCTCATGAAGACTGAATTCCACACTGGTAGATTAATGTTGGCCTTCTATCCGCGTGAGAACCTAGCAACTCTCACTTATCCACACGGCACAACTACCACTTCAGCCTATGTACACAGAGAGATCATAGACATTAGAGATGGCAATGAATTTTCTTTTGTCGTTCCTTATATGTCTGTGACTCCGTACAGGATGACTACAGGATTGGACTCCAATTATGGACGTCTCTTCTTGACTGTTCTCAACCCGCTGGTGGCCCCTGCGAACGTCTCCAGTTCTATACCCATTATTGTGGAAGTTAGTGCTGGGCCCGATTTCGAATGGGCACAACCAGCGGATATTTCTGGTATGGTTACGCAAAATTTCTCCCCTCAAGTTGGTAGAAATGATTGTGAGATCACCTCTGGAACTTTAGGAGGTGGTGACATACATATGAGTACTAGTTCTTCACGTTTATGCGTTGGAGAGCGCATTCTTTCTTTTCGCACATTGGCCAAGAGGTTCAACTTCTTGAATTTTCAAGCTGCGAATCCTACTAGTACTTTCCTGATGTTTAATCCCTTTCAAGCGGATATTTCATATGTCGATACAGCAGTCGCCTATAACACGTCTTTATATTTCCCTGATGTGTACACTCTTATGTCGAGCATTTTTGCTCTTTACAGAGGTGGAGTACGTATTAAGGTTTTCAGTACTGATGATGTTACTGCTGCTAATTCGAGTCCGCAAGCTTTCTCCGCTGCATATAAGGCAGAGACTGTTAATACTGTTACGAACTTCACGTTTGGCGCAGCTCTTTCACTTGGAGGCCTATATACGGGCTTCGCCGCTGGTCGTCCCAATGCGGTTTTCCGCAATGATGCGAATGGAGGAGTTGAAGTTGAGTTCCCTTTCTATAATCGCACACATTCTGCTGCATGTGCTGATATGTTGAGCACAGCAACAGCCAATACCAATGGCTTTAAATACACTCCCACTGGTCCAGTTCCTAGGACTTATGGGTATGTTTGGTACAAGACCACTTTGCCGGTTACGCCCCATGTGTACCGGTCCATTGCTGAAGATGCTTCTTTTGGCCTCTTCGTGTCTATTCCCCCACTTAATACCTGGGCGGGCACGAATTTGGCTTAGAGAAGTGTCCAGGCACCCCTTCCCCCCGAATTTAAGGAGTTTTATCGGAACGGGACAGGATATATGCTCCTCTTGGCTAGCTTTTATGCCATGTAAGTATATCTTGGACGATCTAATGATCGTTTATTTCTTTTGACACGCAATGATACCAACAACTGGTTCTGATTGCCCAGGTTTCCGTTTGAGCGGCGGCCTGTGCTTTTGGCACATATAAGGTTAAGTAGTTAGCGTACGGTTAGGTGTATACATATTTCTAGTATTGTATAACGATAATGCAAC